CCTAAAGCTACACTGCTTGCACAATTTAAACCTGAGTTTAGAATTATTAGAGGTAAGAAAGTTTGGTACAAAGAACATTTAGAGAAATGGAAAAACCAAACTGCAAATGTACAGTTCGAATATAAAAGAAAAGCTAAAATAAAAAACGCAAAGTTAGCAAAGCACTCGAACATTACAAAGTTTCCAACTAACTCTAAGTAAACAGTCATTAACATACAGATCGTATTATAGAGTTTACAAATAGTATTAAGACATTATCTAGGTCTTAATGTTAAATAATATTAATAAGTTAGAAGATCCGCTAAACGAAAAAGGTTTACCGCTTTATGCAACAAAGCTTGGAGTAAATCATTTCTCACCTACTCAGTTCTCAATACCTGATGGCAATTGGATATTTAAATATTTAGTTCTTACTCAAGAACAAAGAAGATCATTACCAAGCAACAGTCAAATGAAAGCAGGTGTTGCAGTTAATAATGTTTTACAAAATCATTTAGCAAATACTATTTGGAAGTTTGGTCCACAAAAAAAACTTACTCCAACAATAAATAAAAAAAATGGAAATGATAAACAAGAATTAATACACGAAGAGTTAATAGAATTTAGAAATCATATTGCAAATGATGAGAAGGACCAAGCTAAAAAAGAAAAATATCAAGATGAAATATTTGCAGTATGCACACACGGTTTCTCAGCGCTAGAGAAGTTAGGCGTAGATACTTCTTATCCTATCACTTGTGAAGAACAGATCAGTATCACTCAGGATTTTTCGTCTCTATTGTTGCCTGTAGTTGGTAGAACTGATTTTACTTTTGGCGGTATCGCAGATAGGAACGGTGTCATCGACGCTCCTAAACCTGCAGGTATCGTTGAGATTAAAACTCAGTGGTCTAAAGTTGGCAAGCTTAAGAAAAATGGCGAGCGTTCTTTTATTAGTTTAAGCGCTCCATCTACGCCTAGTTATAATCACCTTATCCAATGCGCAATGTATGCAGCCAATTGGAATTACACTGTACCTGTTTATTTAGTTTACTTAAACAAGAACGATTACAAAATTTTTGATAGCAACAATTGCGCAGCACTAACAGTTGCAGGCTTACAAAATAATTTTCAGAATATGATTAATGTATTTAGAAGAAGAGAAAAACTTTTATCTGCATTTGAACATTTAGAAAAAGAAGAAATCCTACAAAACGTAATTGATATGGTTGATCCAATGTTTGATCATCCTTATTGCTGGCACGGAATTGGTGATGAATTTTTAGACAAGGCAAAGGAGTTATGGAAAATAAAATCAAACTAGCAAAAGCTTTAGACAGGTTGCATCAGCAGCACTACGACGAGAAAAGAAAAAAGAAATTTATTAAGAAAGCAATAGAGCTTTCATTAACAGTCATCTTAATAGGAGGTTTTATATGGCTAATAAAATAATACCTGATGACTTAATCACTACAATTAACGACTTCAAGAACTCGTCTAATGGTCAGATGGTTAATATTCACGGTAAGGATTATGCAACAGTAGCTCATAGAGTTGCAGTGTTGCGTAGAAATCTTGGAGCAAAGCTTAGTATTCATACTGAGATAATATCCATAGATGAAAATAAAGTTGTTGTAAAAGCATCAGCGTTATTAAACGGTAATGTAATTGCAACAGGTCACGCAGAAGAGGATCGTAAGTCCAGCAGAATTAATAGTACGTCGGCGTTGGAAAATGCAGAGACGAGCGCTATTGGTAGGATGGCTAGTTTTCTTGGAGTGACTAACGATAATATCGCCTCAGCAGAAGAGGTTGGTCTTGCTATTTCTATGCAAGACAAAAAGCTATCAGCAGCAATGGATGAATTAAAATCTGTATCGCACGCTGGCAGCTACCAACAGTGGCTGACTAACTACAAAACTTTTTTAGCAGAATTGAAAAGTAAAAATCCAATTGGCTATCAAGGTTTTATGGAGCAGTTCACTACAATTAAAAATCAACTTAAATCTAAAGGAGTAATTCAATAATGGTTGAGAACGAAAAAAAAGAAAGACCACAATTAGGTCTAGCAATACCTGTAAGCAATAAGAATAAGCCATCGTCTTATGATCTTAAAGGTTCAATAGTAATAGATGGCAAGCCGTATAGGTTTGGAGCATACAAAGCTCAGGCTAAAGGCGGAGGCAAGTTAGCCGAAGGTCAAGAGTATTATTACTTTCATAGAGTTGAGGCAATGGATGCAGCACCAACTGCAGCAGGCTCACCTACTGACTTTAATCCAGCAGAGTTGGAGGCTTAACTATGAATCCTGACAAATACAAATCGGTCGCGATAAACATCAAGACTTACAAGATACTTGAGGAGTTATCTCAAAAGAAATTTGAAATGCCGATCAGTATGTCAAAGACTGTTGAGTTCTTTATTCAAAAAGGTTTCGAGGAATTTAAATCAAATGCAAATCGAAAAGCTCAGTAAAGAACTTAAAGCATTACGGAAACTCAAGTCCGATGAGTACGGTCCATTCAATAAGAAGATGCAAGATATTGCAGATGCGTGGACCTTACTTGTTGGAAAACAAATCAGACCACATCAGGTTTGTTTGATGTATGCAATGGCAAAGATCATCAGAGCAAACACGGAATACAAATACGATAGTTATGTGGATGCTATCAACTACTTAATTCAAGGCGATGAAATTCACAGAGAAGATGTCTCGGATTTGGTCGATAGCTACTTTCCCAAGAAGGATGTCTCTTTATGAGTTCAAGTTGGAAATGGAATTTTGCGGCTACGATACCTTTAATCAAGAGCAAACAGAAAAATTTTACAAAATATATTTAGATGAGTTGGAAACCAAGAAATCAAAATAATGTCGTACCAATAAAAGTTGGTGTTGAGAATAAGAAAAAGACAGACGCAGAGATAAGATTAAAAGCTTTAATTAAATCTATTGATTTCAAAATGCAGCAGCCGATGTGGGATATGTTGGCGTTCGATGATGAGGAGCTGCAGCTACTTGCAAATTTTGGCGAGACAATAAAGTTCGCACACGAGGAAACTGCACCAAGAGCAGCATCAATCTTGGCTGCATACGTATTAAAAAAAGATGCTGAGGAGGAATTATTTACATAATGGATAAACCTAAAAGAACACGAGTACATAGACACTCAATCACACAACAACAACTACAATCAAAACCACATTGCAGCTTAGGTGGCAATTGGTTTGTAAGAAAAAATGAAAACGAAAATGAATTTTATCTGCAGATGAGCAGCTCCGTTTATCAGAATATGTCACCTGATTGTTTTAAACAAACTTTAGAACGATCAAGTCATTTACCTGTTGAACAAATCAAACAACAATTAGAACAATTCGAGGTAAGTAATGAACAGAAAAAGAATTAAGTCAGACGACAACGTAGATATAAATAAAATTATTGGAACTAATCTTAGATTTATCAGGCAGCTTGCAGGTAAAAATCAAACAAGGTTAGGCAAAGAGTTATCAATAACTTTCCAACAGGTACAGAAATATGAAGGCGGTAGAAATGGTATGTCAGCATATCGTTTATACAAAGCAGCTAAATATTTAAACGTACCAATGGAGGCTTTCTTTGATCCTGAGTACATCGCTAAAATGAGAGCAGTACACGAGGCTAAATACTTTAATAACGGTGGAGTTAAACCTAAAGATTTCTTTAATGTTTACTCATACCAAAAAGATAGCGCCGAAGATTTGGCAACAAATTTATATCAAGACAAAGTTAAAGGTAAGGCACTGACACCTCAAGAGGAACAGTGGTTAGAGAGGTTTGATAATGGCGAAGATTGTTAAGACTACTACAGGTGAGGCTAACTTCACAATCACTGAAACATTCATTGATGAAGAGGCAGCAACAAAAGATCAAGAGCCTGAGAGCAGAGACGTGGTGGTCACTGATTACAAAATAGACAATACAAAATGGAGGAAACAATTTGATGAGTAAAATTCCTTATGACTTACCGTTTGATAGTAAGACACAAAGACTCAAAAAAAGGTATCAAGGTTTGGCAAGAGTAGCAGCAGCTATAAATGATTTATATATTTATGGTGTCTATCCTTCCAACTATCCTAACCTGACTACTGTCTTGGAGCAGGCTAAGGACCACGTGAAAGAAATAATTAAAGATACAAAAAAAGAAATTGCTTTGATTGAAGATCCATCAAGCAACTACGACTTAACACCAACAGATAATGTGGAGGAAATTAAAGATGAGTGAAGAGTTTAATAAACTGCTAGCTGAGCAGATAGATAAGCAGCACAAAAAAGAAAATTGGATTGATAAAAAATTAAAAGAGGTTCTTCCAAAAGAAGAGGATCTTAAAGATATTAGCAAAGTAATGCTGGCTCATAATATAGTTTGTTTAAAAGACGAGCTTGATGAGATAACAGATGAGAGAGATATAATCTCTAAAGAGAACGAGCGATTGCAGAAAGACAACGATCGTTTATCCGAAGAGAATAGTAATCTTTCGATATTACTTAAGCGCTAAAACGAACGCCACCTCAGGCTATCTTTCTGAAAGTCCTAGCCTTAGTGGACCTGAGAAGTGGCAAGGTTATGTTATCTGCTAAGGATTAGGCAACCTTATAGTTAAGGCGTAGAAGATAGGATCTACGTCTTTTCTATAAAATTCTAAAAATTTCTGAAAAAAAATCTAACAGAGAGCCACGTAGACTACGATCTTGCAGCCTACGCGACCTCTGCTACCTAGTTAATTTAGTAGTTTTACTTCTTTATTTCTTAGCTGCTCAATTCTTGCAGCAACTTTATGATGCTCTTCTACTTCAAGCAAATCGTGATTACCGTATATATCTCTAGTCGTAGAGTATAAGTCGTGTCCCATTATTCGCTTGATGTAATCCTCTGATAACTCAAGTGTTGCTCTGTCTTTAATTAACTGAGCTGCTTTTAGATGCCTCCAAGTTTTAGATGCACAATCTTTAAATGGACAATCTACAATCTTAAAAGAATAACCATCTTTTCTTTTTATCCATTCAAGCTTTGCTAAACCTAAAATCTCATATGTTGCATACAAAACTTTACGAAACATAAACTGAGATATTGGACCAAAGCCTCTGCTTGCAGGTATTAAATAATCATTATCAGGTCTTAGTTCGTTAGACTTATCAACGATCCATTTCAATACCTCACCTGCTTTACCTGTTGGATTAAAATATACTTTTCTTTTAGATCCAGCATTCTTGGTTTCTTTACTGTATGTATAATGTTCAAGGTCAAACTTACCTGCAACATCAACATATGATTGAGAAAGATTAATATCTGTTTTTCTTAAACCTAATATCTCGGATCTTCTAAATCCAAAATAAAATAAGATATGAAAAATCATACAAGCATAAGCAAACTTTTGATCTTCATCTTTACGCTGCCAAACAAATTGAAGTAATCTAGCAGCATCCTTAGGATTGATAACAGTTGCTTTTACCTTGTCTCTTAATTTTTTATCTCTTGGCTCAAGATGACTAGGTATTCTGTATAGCAATGCTGATTGAAAATCTAAATGATATTGCTCTGTTATACACCATTTAAAAAACCTACGCATATTTGCTAATACAAGCTTAGCAGTTTTATATAGCTCAGGCTTATTACCTTTATCTAAAAGTTTATCGATAAATTCCTGCAGCTTTTTTCCACCAATTGTATGAACTGCACAATCAGGAAAGTTAGGTTTAATATAGTTTCTAAAGTGAGCCTCATATCGATCACCGCCTGACATAGTCAAACAGGTTTTCATATTACGACCACCTTCAGCTTTAATCGTTGCAAACTTTTCAAACAGTTCGTGAAAGCTATACTCTTTATCAACGACCTTTTCCATTGCAGCAGCTACTTTGTATTTATCTACGTAAGCCTCTGCTAGTTTCTTTGTCTTAAATTTGGCAACTTGTATTTGTTTGCCGTCTTGTATTTTTTGGACCACAAAATTATTTCTTTTGTGTCTTATCCAAAGTTTAGATGTATTGTTTGTCATA